TTGCAGTAAATTTGTAATCAATACCTGATGCCGCTGATGCCTGCTCAAAGAAATCAAATTGTTTCTGTACTTGTTCACCAACAAGTTTTGATACAGCATTGTTTACATCGTCTCTTAAATTCAATGTAATTGGGTTCCAAGTATGTTTACCTGCCATGTAAACTCTTGAGTTGTACACGTCTAAAGTGATTTGGTCGAATGATAAATCCGGTCTTGTAACATCAACAACTTGTTTCGTTAGTTCGGATCTAGGTGTCGATACTCCAAAGTTTTCCAAAATAACTCTAAAACGATACTGTAATTTTGGCATTAACAGACCTTGTGACTGAGCACTCTGGTCGTTTGCTAAAGGTACTGTAAATTTTGATAGTGTTGATATTGACATATGTTCTCTCTCCTATTTATCTAAAAAATTAGGACCCTAATTTTCCAATTTCTCCTGTGTTTTTAATTCTCAATGGAATGTATATAAACTCAACTGATTTAACTGGCTCAATTGCTATGTCAACATACAATTCATTTCTGTCTATTCTAGTTGCTGTGTTGTTAGTTTCATCACAAACTACTAAGAAATCGTAAACTGCTCTTTGACCCGCTAATTCTAACAAGAATGATTCAATTGCTTGTTTGATTTCATTTCTAGTAATTGTATCATTTGGTTCAAAGATAAATGGTTTACCGATTCTTTCTAACTGTGTTCTTAAGTAAACTGTTAGTCTAGCAACATTTATTCTGTCAAGTGCTGAAGTTGAACTTGCCGCAACTTTAGTTAAGTTACCGTAGTTCATAATTCCTGCGCCTGAGAAGAAAGTAATTGGATTGATTTTTGCTGTGTGCATTGAATCTCTCATACCTTCTGATATTGCTATTTGTTGAAACTCACCTTCTTTAGCATCAATGTATCCAACTGCTGTTGCGTTGTCAACAATACCTCTTCTTGTACCTGCTGGTGCAAACCAAGGAAATGCTAAATTATCATTGTTCGCTAATACTCTCATCATCATGTGTGATGGTGGAACAATAATTGATTTACCTGCGTTAGAAGTAGTTTTTCCTGATGGATAAAATACTCCCAAATATTCTGAACTTGAAACTAAACCGTCTTCGCCGTTATCAGAAGCACCTGCTGAGTTTGCCGACCAGTTAGAAACTGATGTTGCTGAACCTTCTAATCTCATTGGTGTATCACCAACAACAAATCCTGTGTAGTTTCTGTCTGCGTTTAGATTTAATAAGTTTGAAATTGCTTCTGGGTATCCAGGGCAAGACATAACGTTAAATCCTCTTTGGTCTTCTCTAATTGCTTGGTTAGTGTCAATTGTAGATTTTAATTGTGCAGTAATAACTTTTCTTTGTGCTTTTCTTCCAAAGCATCCAGAACCGTCTGCATTGATTGAGTTTTTAGAAACCCATCTATCAGGGTGGTAAGTTGCTACTGATTCATTGTTGTATCTAATGTTACCTAAACCAGTTGATCCACTTCCTGGATATGATGCAGTTGTTATATAACTGTTTTTGTATTCTTTAACATTGTAACCAGATCTTCTAGTGTTCCATAACAACATTGATTTTGGATATAGTTTTGGATTTGGTGCATCTGGATCTAAGAAAGAATCACTTAATAAATCTTTAATAGAACTTGCTGATCCAACACCGCCTGATGATAAAGTATCTGCTCTTTCAGCCGCTGTGTGGTATCTTGCATCTGCAAAAACAATACCGTCTTCTGTTGTTTGGTCTGTGGTATCAACTAATTCCCAAGCAGGTCCAGTTGTTGTAACTGCTACACCTGATGTTGAGTTTGTTATAGTTGCTGTTGTATTCCATCTGTAAAGTCTTGGATAGTTTTCTAAATCACTAGTATCAATCCATAAATCGTTGTCAACAAGTGCAGTACCATCTGATTGTTTCTTAGGTTCTGTTGCACTAAATTGTGGACCATTTGGATCTGTACTTGCGTATGCTGTTTTGTAACCAACCCAAGTTGTACCATTGTGTGCCATGATGTCAGCATCTAAGTTTGTGTTGTACCATAAAGTACCTGCTACTGCTTCATTAAAAGGAGTGCTTGATGATGCTGTGTACGATAATCTTTTCCAGTTAGAAGCAATAATGGCATTGTTTGCCGATGAGTCCATTGCTTCTCCAGTTGGTGCATCGTATAAGTTGTCAACTAATACAGTTGAGTTTGCTGTAAACGATCCATAACTGTGTGCTGTTGTAGTACTGAATCCTGCTGTTGCAAGTGGTGTACCTTGTGTGTCAACCATTCTAATGTCTCCACCAAGTGCGTGTGTAATTTTAATTGCACCTGCATATGTACCTGTTGCAACAACTTCTGCACTTACGTTTACTAAACCTGCATTGTTAACAGCCGCTACAAAGTCAGTGTTGTCTGCGATTGTTGAACCATCTAAGTTTGCAACTGTAATAGTTTTTGCACTTGATAAAGTTTCAGAACCTTTCAATGTTTCTTGTATTGAGAAAGTTCCTTGTAATCCTGTTGGATGTGCTGTTTTAGATTGTACAACTGTTTTGCCACCTTCGTATCTGAATAATGTAAAGTCAGCAACGTTAGGTAAAGCATCAAAACCTGATTCTTCAGTAATGTTGTATTGTCCATAAAGTGTTCCAGTTTTAATTGCTGTTCCACCTGTTGTTGGATCTAAATTGTAAAGTGCTGATGTATGTGTTGCATACATTGGAGCAGATACATCACCAAAAGTTGCTGATGCTGAACTGTAAAGTTTAACTTTTAAGTTAGCACCTGAATTTGGTGAAGTTGATTTAAACCAAACTGAACCGTTAGGTCTTGGAGTTGTGTCTCCTGTTTTCCATTCAGGTCTTGAAGTGTGTGGTGCCTGATATAATAATGGACCGTTGTATGTTCCTGCTGTCAAACCAATATCAGTTAAAAGTGTTCCTGAGTTGTTTGCTAGTGTAATTTTTCCGTCTGCTACTGAACCATTTGATTTTGCTTCTGGTGTTGCATAGATTTCTAAGAAACCAGTTGTTCCATCAACTGCCGCTGTAATTCCTGATATGTTTGCAGAATTAATTTGCGAAGCCATATTAGCAAATGTAGTTGAACTTGATGATACGTTTGTACCGTTAATTGTTATTGAATGACCAGATGTTATTGACTGATTACTTTTAGTTGAAGTAATTGTTGCGTGTGATCTGTGCCATGCAAGTGAACCAACCTGTGCCCAAGATCCTGTGTCATTTTTGTAGTAGATCTTGTTTGAATTGTGTGTTGTGTTGATTGCGTAATCACCGTTGCTTCCAACGTGTGGTTTAGGTGCTCCAGTTGCCACGTCGCCTACTAGGTCAGCAAGTTTTGTGATCAATAATGGAGTTTTTGTTGCAAATTTTTGATTAGTAGATGACCATTCAAATAAACCAAAAGAAGATGATGCAAGGTCGAACCAATAAGTTCCATCTGTTGGTCTTGAAGTTGGTGCAGATGAACTGCCCATTAAATCTGCTAAATCTATGTTTGCTCTTAATACGTATGCTCTGTTGGCAATTCCTAAGAATGAGTACGCCGCTTGTAAACCATATTCGTTTAGTTCGTAACCATTTAATGAATTTCCTGATGCATCTGTGTAGAATTTTGGATCCCCAAAAGTCTCTGTTAATTCTCTTTGTGAAGTAATCAAGTAAACATTGTTTGCGTTTGTTGTTTGAGTTCCTGATGCTATAGATGAACCTGAACCTGCTGTTTTATCCTGTGCAGATGCAACTATGAATAATGGTGTAGTACCTGCGTCTGCTGGTACGTAAAAACTCTCATCTATGACGCTTACTGCTACTCCTGGACTAGTTAGTGTTGCCATAATTTTGTTTCTCCTTGCAATTTAACAAATTATTTGTATCTTTAAATATGTTAATACTATTTAGCGGCTACAACGGTTTTTACGACAAAATAAATGCAATTTTGGTGCCTATATAGGTGACTTAAATACAAATATGAACAGCGGATTAAGACCCTTATGCGTACAATGTAAAACAAATCCTAGAGCCATGGGTTATCGCAGAGGTACCAAAATATACTGGAGAAGACATTGTGATACTTGTATTCGCAAGAACAAAAATCTTAAAATAGGTGGTATAACACCACTGCAACGTTCTGGATATACTAAAAAACGTAAGTGTGAATTGTGTGGATTTAAAGCACGTGAACAAATACAACTAGATGTGCTGTTTATTGACGGCAATAAAAACAATACAAATGATGTTAATTTAAAGACTGTGTGTGCAAATTGTCAAAGATTAGCAAGTGTTAAGCGGCTTCGTTGGACTGTGGGTGATCTTGAAGTTGATGGATAATGTCATCAACACTATCATTTAAATCATCTAAAGTACCGTTATTTTCTATAGTATAATCAAACTTAGAACTCATCCAATCCCATTCTGATTTATGCCGACCATTAGATGTCATCCATTCTTGTGAAGGCAATTCTCCTCTTTTTACTAGAATAATTACACCGTTATTTTCACGTATGGTTTTAATTTCGTTCATAAATCTAGTATCTGAAATTACAGTATTATCGCCTTTGTATCTATTAATAACTGAATCAATCCATATTGCATCATACATATTTTGTCGCATAACTTCTGTACCAAAATATTGTAATACCCAACGAGGCGTTACTTCTTTGCCAAATTTTTTACTCCAAAATGCATCTGGTTGTTCTCTCCATGCCCGGCTCTCTTTTGTGTCACCTTCGAGCATTTTTCTATCCCAATTGAACATGGAACTTACTGCATCTTTTAGACTTTTTGCAAATGAATCTCTTTTATATCCGTAATGTGTGACCAGTCTTTCTGCAACTGTATCTTTTCCTGAACCTATTAAACCACAAATACCTATAAGCATTTGTATAGTATACTATTTTTTTAGACGTTTTGCAATCTCTTCTTTTGCTTCTTGTACTGCACCTAAAACTTGTCTTCTTAGGTGTGGATCGTGGGCGGCTCTTTTAGCATCATTTTCCAAATGCTTTACCATAAATTCTAATTCGTCGGCTTTTAGGTCGCTATAACTCCTACAACGTTCGTCTCTTGCTCCGGAATCTACTGTTACATTTACTTTCGGCATAGTAATAGTATTTAAAAAAGAATGTTATTGAATTAACCTATCACAAAACTATGTGGAGTTCCGCCTTCTTGATAGTTGCCTATCTCTGCCTCTAATCTTTCCATTTCAGCGTTGCCTTCGCTTTTTAGTGCTTCTCCGTTTAGCGATGTTCCGCCTTGTGGTCCTGCAATAGTATTAAACTTTCCTCTCGCTTCACCTAACATGGTTTTACATACGGCTAGAGTATAATCTCTAATCCATGGTTTCGAATATATGTCTTTGAATAATGTTATATCTGGTCTAAAATTATCTGTATGCATAAGAACAGTTTCGTCGTCTGCTCTTGGTCTTTGTGTGATTGTTAATTTTTTAGTTGCCACATCGAAGTGAAATTGTATAAATGAACCAAATAATTTTCCAACTAATTCTTGGTATGACGCAAAGGCATAGTAAGTCGCTAAACCACCTGTTGCACCTGCTCTTAAAAGATACGTGTTTGTGTATGCAAGATTGAATGGTTCAAATAGTGTTCCACCTTCACCACCTTCTGTTCTTGATCCAACTGTTCTTCTGAATAATTTTCTAACGTTGATTATTTCATCTGGTAAAATATATGTGTTTTGGTCTTTCTTTAATGTTAAAAATGCATAGGATTCTTCCACAGCATTTGACGATCTTTGTCTAAATCTATTCACTGCTCTTTCCAGTGCAGTTTGATAGTGTTTTGGATCCAATTCAACGTCAATCATACCTTCACCGAGGTTGTTTTTGACGTAATCGAATATCTCCTGTTGACCTGTTTGTAATTCTGACATATACATATTTACCACATGGTTCGCTTTCAATAAATATGTGTGATATGCCAAGATTATCTTTATTCAAACCAGAAAAAGGAAACGATTACAAATTTCATGATCGTAACATAAATGAGATGTTTCAGGTGGGCGGAACTGACCTGAATCTTCACAAGTATATAGGCCCGTATGATCAGGGTGAAACGAATAAAGACGGAGATGCTAGTCCAACACAACCTAATTATTCTGGCAGTGAAATAAACGAATTAACAATACAAGATTTACTTTTTTTAGAAAACAGAGATAGAAAATACGCACCAGACGTATACACAATTAGAGGAATTTATAATGTGCAAGATGCAGATTTTAACCTGTCTCAGTTTGGAATGTTTTTACAAAATGACACACTATTTTTAACAGTTCATTTAAATGATACTGTAGAAAGATTAGGTAGAAAACCTATGTCAGGAGATGTTATAGAATTCCCTCACATGAAAGATGATTATTCATTAGATAAAAATATACCAATTGCACTAAAAAGATTTTATGTTGTAGAAGATGTAAACAGAGCCGCAGAAGGATTTTCACAAACATGGTGGCCACATTTGTTAAGATTAAAAATGAAAACTTTAGTTGATTCTCAAGAATTTAGAGATATTTTAGGTGACGCAACAACAGACGGATCACTTGCAAGTTATATGTCTTCATTTAATAAAGAAAAACAAATTAATGATGCAATAGTAAATCAAGCAGAAGCAGATGCACCTAAGTCAGGATTTAATTATAAGCAATATTATGTTACTCCTATTGATGAAAAAGGAAATGTAAGACTCGATAATGTTAACAATAAAACAGATAGAGTTTCAAATGATAAACCTATTAATTCAACAATAGATACTCCAGCAAGTTCATCTTATGGATTTTATTATGACGGAGATGGTGTCGCACCCAACGGTTATCCTACAGGGTTTGGAACTTCATTTCCAACTACAAATAAAAATAAAGGTGATTATTTCTTAAGAACTGATTTCTTACCTAATAGATTATTCCGTTATGATGGTACAAGATGGATAAAAGTAGAAGATTCAATTAGGTTAACAACAACAAATAACGACACAAGAAAGAACTTTAAATCACAATTTGTTAATACATCTGGCACAAAAACTATTAATGGTTTAACTGTCGAACAAAGACAATCATTATCAGATGCATTAAAACCAAAGGCTGACAATTAATGCTACATTTTTACGAAGGACAAGTTAGAAAATTTGTAACTCAATTCATCAGAGTGTTGAGTAACTTTTCTATTGAAATGGGTAAAGGTAAAAATGGCGAAGTAAATTTGCGTCAAGTACCTGTAATTTACGGAGATATGACAAGGCAAGTAGCAAATATTATTAAAAACAATTCAGAAAACTTTTTACAATCAGCACCGAGAATTGCGGCATACATATCAGGTTTAGAATATGACAGAGATAGAATGCAAAATCCTTATCATATAGAAAAACAACATTTAAAAGAAAGACATTACGACGAAACTACAAAACAGTACACAAATAAATTAGGTGCAGGATACACAATTCAAAAAGTTATGCCTTCTCCATTTAGATTAAATGTTACAGCAGACATATTCTCAACAAACACAGATATGAAATTACAAATTTTAGAACAAATTTTATATCTGTTCAATCCAGATTTTGAAATACAAAAAACAGACAACTATATCGATTGGACTAGTTTAAGTTATATTGAACTTACAGG